CACACTTATGCAAAACGCTATTGTAACGACACTTACAGAAGAATTTATCACGCAATTCATGCATTTACCAACTGCCGATAAAGCAAAGTTATTGCACGAGTGTGCAGAAGAGTTTATGACTGTCGACGAATTTCAATCACTCTCTAAAATGCCACGGCGTACTATCTATGCTAAGTTTGGTACTGAAGAAGTAAGAGGAGTTGAATTTTGCGGTCATAAGTTGATCCATTTATAATCGTAAAGCCTTGCAGAAATGTGAGGCTTTCTTATATTTTAAAATGAATAATAATACCTAATTATGCCACGAAAAGGGAAATACGATAAAGAAATAGTAGAAAAAATATGTTTGTTGATACAGACAGATAGCTATACTATTGCCGAGATTTGTACACAAGTAGGTATAAATCAGGACACTTACTTTGATTGGCTTAAAAAGAAGCCCGAATTTTCCGATGCCATTAAAAAGGCCAAGGGAGAATTCAATGATTTTCTTCTTGCTGAGTGTAAGAAGAGTCTCGTTAAGAAGATACAAGGCTACACCGTTCAGGAAGTAAAATCAGTCACGGTTGATACAAGAAAGCTCGACGACGATGGAAATCCGATCTACAAGCAAAAAGAGAAAACCGTTATCGACAAACATTTTCAACCCGATACAGCTGCAATTATCTTCACCCTTTGCAACCGCGATCCTGATAACTGGAAGAACCGTATTGACAATAACCTTGTTGGGAATATTGATATTAATGGTTCTGTTCCTGTAAAAAAATGGTTAAAGAAAAACAGTAAATGATAGAAGTACAGCCTGCATACGAACCTCTTTATGAAAATACTGATAAATTTATTACTCTTTTAACTGGCGGTCGTGGTAGTGCAAAGTCATTCAACGTATCAACATTTCTCGAACGTCTTTCATTTGAAGAGGGTCATTTAATATTATTCAGTAGGTTCACTATGACATCTGCTGAATTATCTGTTGTACCAGAGTTCAAAGAAAAAATTGAACTTGATAATACGGCTGATTTCTTCACTGTAAATAAGACTGAGATTGTAAACAAGTTTTCAAAAAGCGAAATACTTTTTCGTGGAATCAAAACAAGTTCCGGCAAGCAAACAGCAAAATTAAAATCTATTCAAGGGCTTACTACATTCGTTTGTGATGAAGCTGAAGAGTGGACAGATGAAAGAGATTTTGAAAAGCTAATGCTTTCTATTCGTAAAAAAGGCATTCAATTACGTGTTATCATTGTAATGAACCCGCCCGACATCAACCATTTTATTTACAAGCGTTATATTGAGAAAACTCATAAAATTATTGAGATTGATGGTGTTGATGTTCAAATAAGCACACACCCAAATGTATTGCACATTCATACATCTTATTTTGATAATATTGTCAACTTAAATGAAACATTTCTAAAGGAAACAGATGATATTAAACAAAAATCATTAGACCAATGTAAAAAGCCAGATGGCAGTATCGATAAGCACAAATTCAATAACAGTAAATATGCTCATACGGTAATTGGAAGATGGGCTGAGCTTGCTGAAGGTGTTATTTTTACCAGCTATGAAATTGTAAACGAAATTCCAGATTGGGTTCAAAAGCGTGGATTAGGAATGGACTTTGGATTTACGAACGATCCAACAGCAATTATTGATTGTGGATTATATGATCAGGATTTATATTTAGATGAGTTATGTTATAAAACTCATATGCTTACGAAAGATATTGTAAAAGTACTAAAACAGCACCCTAATAGAGTGATAAGCGAAAGCGCAGATCCTCGTTTAATAACTGAAATAAGAAATTCAGGTGTAAGCATAAAAGCAGTTGAAAAGTTTGCAGGGTCAGTAAAAGCTGGCGTTGATAAAATGCTAGAATTGAATTTGAAAATAACAAAACGTTCACATAATTTACTAGGAGAGGTTCGCAGTTATACATGGGCAAAAGATAAAGACGATAATTATACAAATGAACCTGTAGATGAGGATAACCATGCAATAGATGCGTCTAGATACTGGGTTTTAGAAAATGTACTTGGTAAAAATAAACCAAAGAAAACCCGCCAAGTAGCAAGAGGAGTCGGACTAGCGAGATAAAAAGGAGGATGAAAGTCTTCCTTTTTATATTTTAGGATAAACCAATTTCACATGAAAATAGACGATATCCTAGCGCTTCCTTTTGCCGATGTTATTTCAAGGCTTTGTGTTGATAGCTTTCAATCGAGAGGCGAAATAACCGAGCGCGATCCGAAATCATACTTAGAAGAGTACAATGGGAAGCGTGTCCGACGTACTACTTCAGTAGATAAACGAGAGAATAAGGAGGTTGACGTATTCTCCGAAACTGAAAAAGATAAAGATGGTAACGCTGTTAAGACTGGAACTAAACCTGTATTTGTTGCTAAGATTCACACCAATATCCCAAAGAAAATAGTTCGTGTAGCCAATGCCTTTTTATTTGGTGGTGAAATGAAGGTAGAGGTAAGTGATTCAAACGATGCGAGCGAGTATTTTAAAACCTTGTTCGTTGATCAACTGAAAATGAAATCAGTACTTTCTCAGTTTGCCCGGACTGTCATGGTGGAAACTAAATCCGCAATGCATTTCTTTCCTAAGAAAGTAACCGTAAATGGTAAAGAAGAGCTACAGATAGGGGTTCGTGTTCTTTCCTACGAAAATAGCGACTTCTACAAGCACAGTAACGAATTTGGTGATATGGATGCTTTCGTACGTAAGTACAAAGCAGAAGGAGAGGATGGAAAGCAACATGATTACGTTTGGATTCAAACAGCAACAAAGGAAATAACGGCTGTTTCAGATGGTGGAGAATGGGCAACCACAGAACAGGTTAACCCAGTCGGAAAAATTACTGTTGTGTATGCCGAGCAAGATACTCCTGAGTGGGAAGATATAGCCACTACACTTGATGCACTTGAAATGCGCCTTTCCCGCCTTATTGATACCAATGATTATTTTAGTGAACCAATCCTCAAGAGCTACGGAGATACGGCCTTACCAACAAAGAATACAGTTGGTAAAACAATTGAATATCCGGTAAGTGTTGACCCTGATAGTGGCAAAGAGTATCACGGTGATGCTGATTACCTTGTATGGCAGCAATCCATTGAAAGTACTAAGCTAGAAATTGACGAGCTAAAAGGAGAAATTCACTCCGGTACCTCGACCCCTGATATTAGCTTTGAGAACCTGAAAGATATTGGCGCAATCACCGGCATAGGAATGAAGTTCATGTTTATGGACGCCTATATCAAATCCATTGAAAAAATGGAGATATTCGGACCAGCTGTACAGCGTTCGGTTTCGGTTATCAAAGCTCTGATTGGCAATGTTGCACAGACTAAATATAAAACGGCACTTGAAACAAATAATATCAAAGTTAGTTTCCGTTCGATATTGCCAGATGACTTGAAAGAATTAGTTGAGGTGTTGGTAAAGGCTAACGGAGACAAACCGCTAAACTCGCAAGAAACAACCACTGCCATGTCTCCATTTACAAAGGATGCAGTAGAAGAGATTAAAAGACTTACAACCGAAGCTATTGCTGAAGCTCAACGTAGTTCAATGATTGGTACAAACCTATAATTATGTCCTTACTATCCTCACACGACCAACAACACCTAGCCCGCATGTTCGCACAAGAGCAGCGGGTTAATGGTTTGTATACTCGTTTTATTTCCTCGGTGGCTCCCGAGTTACGCAAATGGAAAGATAGCGGACGTGATAATGTCTGGTTACGTAATTCGGCTATTGAGAACCTGATTGATAAACGCCTGATAGAATTTAAAACCCTACTTGAGAACGAAATTAAAAACGGATCTCTAAAAGCCTGGAATTTGAGCGACGAAAAGAACGATGCGCTCGTCAAAAACTACATACAAAACATACCACTTTCCGAAACCGCAAAGAATGGGATGTTTGTCCGCAATGCAGATGCACTCGCAGGCTTCCAGAATAGGGTTGAAAATGGCCTAACGCTATCTGATAAGGTGTGGAATATCACAGAGCAGACAAAAGGCAACGTAGAGCTTTATTTGCAGTCAGGTATTGGAACCGGTCAAAGCGCTGAAACGATTAGTCGCGATATAAAACAACTCCTCAACGAACCCGACAAAGTTTTTCGCAGGATCCGCGATAAAAACGGAAATTTGATTCCTAGTAAACCAATGAAAGACTATCACCCCGGTGCTGGTACTTATCGCTCTTCGAAAAAGAATGCAATGCGTGTAGCAGCTACCGAAACAAACATGGGATATCGGGTGGCAGATAGTGAGCGGTGGAAGACCCTGGACTTCGTACTTGGATTTGAAATAAAACGTTCCGGAAATGGTGGTCCCTGTTCGGTTTGCGATTCACTCAAAGGCAAATATCCAAAAGGGTTTATATTCAGTGGTTGGCATTCGTGGTGTATTTGTTTTGCTGTGCCTATTCTTATGGGACACGATGATTTTGCAGACTTCTTGCTTAGCGACACTATACCATCCAATCAGTTGATTACCGAAATACCAAAGGATGCAGTGGATTGGCTATCGGCCAATGAGAAACTAGTCGAAAAATCGTATTTCAAGAAACAGAATAAGAATTATATATGAAAATAATTTACCAACTATATTTTAATAGAAAAAAGTATTATGAAAATCCTAGCACTAATCAAAACAGCATGTACTACCGCAGGGGTGGACGAAAAACATGCTGAACGCATTCAA